AATACACAAAAAGGATTTGCTTCTGCTGCATCTTCATCTAAGGTATGTGGACCAGCATCAATATATGCATCATGGACATCTCTCAAATCAATATCATTGTTAACTAGAAATAATCCAGATATCTTAAGAGGTTCAGGTATAATAGCTTCTGCTATAAGTTCTTCTTCATCGTCTTCAAAATATTCCCACTCTTCATCGATTAAGTCATCTATAATATCCTCATCTGCAGTAGGATAAGATTTTAATAAATCATATTTTGCAAACGTATCTGTTTCAGTTGATATATCCAATACATTTTTTCCATTTCTCTTGGCGCTACGATATTTCAATGGCGATACTTTATCTTTACCTTCTACAAAACTCTCACGTGCTTGTCGATCGGGACTAGCTGGTCTAAGTTGATCGTTTGAATACAAAACATCATCTGGATATTCATCCTTCATAATATTTAATAACATGTCATTCAAATCAGGTGTTACAGATTCTTCTTTCGATGAAGCTGCTGTAAATCGATTATTTGTTACTTTTATATCAGACCTGTTTTTTTCACTAGCCATATTAGTTCACTACCTTAAAATAGAAATCATCAAATGTTTGTGTATCATTTGTTCTTCTACATGTTAATTTTATTTTGTAATATCTTTCTGGCATGAAAGAATCCATTCTTAAATCAAAGAAACTTCCGTCGCTTGTATTAGATATCTTTGTTGTTGAATTGCCAAATACCGTTTCATCTTTTATGATAATATCATTTGTTACAGAATCAATAATTTCATAAGAACTTGAAACTGGCAATTTATCTTCTGTTATATAGAATGAAGATGTTGCATATGACTTAGAAGGAAATTCAGGACGAACTCCTATAAAGAATCTTGCAATTTCTGATGTTCTATACTCTGGTTTTATATTTTTGAAATATGGCACATAAGTATTACTAGTAATACCTGTTGTTGTTGTAGAACTGTCATCCCAACATACCTCTAGTCTTGGAACAAATATTGTATGTGACTCTCTACCAAAGAATTTTATCGAACCTCTTATACTACCATCTATTTCATCTGAATAAGGTCTTTTAATAATGAAACCATTGTTATCGATATTACTATCCACCCACTTCTTCACTATGTCAGTTACATTAATATTAATATCAGGAGATTCATTTTGAAATGATTGACTAGCTTCATACTCAGACCCAGTTATCCATGTACCACCACCTAGACTATTTGTCGGCCCTGCTGAAGTATTGCCACTATGTGCACTAGCAGTATTCCATGGAATGCCTGTTTGTGCAACAGCATCGCCAGATCTATTATACCAAGATGAGCCTACTTTTGTAGCAGGCAAATCACTCATATATCCACTACCATTATCCCAAGATTCAGATACAGGATAAGCTTTAATTGTATATGACTGTAATAGGTCAGATGCATCCGACGCATGTAAATTTAAAAATATAGATGCTGATGTGATATGTCCATTATCGATTGTCGGAATATTTCCATCGGTTATTGATTGTGCTATAGAAGTTATTTCAGTTCCAAAATCAATAAGTATTCTACTGTTATATGTATCGGCATTAGCCAATGAAGCAGAAGATATTTTTATTAGTTCTAATATCTCATCGAGGCCAGAATTCTGTTCTGGGGTCTTTTCATATAATGTTGTATCTCTTTCTGCGTAATATATTCTTTTCATAATTTATCCCTATGGCTTAACTACTTTTCCTTTTATATCTGCATTAGGATATTTTATTTCAAATATACTAGGATCTAATGATGGATATAAAATATTATTTTTAATAGCACTCTTAACATCATATTCATTTCCGGAATAACCACGCGAAGCATTATGTAGATTATAAAATTCAAATGTTGGTACACTCTGAACGCCTTCTAAACTATCTAAGTCTGATATGATAGATGATATATTAAGTGGTCCGTTAATTTGCATTCTATCATTTGATAGTAACGTCTTTAGTCGATCGATACATCTTAACACTACTTCATTCGAATTAACATTTGGAACTGGAATTACTTCAAAATTAATTCCTAAGTTAATAATAAATGCAGATTTAATATTTAACGCATCTGTCAACATTCTATATTGTGAAAGATATGTCCTTAAATTTTCTAAGATAGCTTGATTAGTATCTGTAAAATTATTATCTGCATTTTGCGCTAATACATATAAATTTAACGCATATGGATTAGAAATAGTTTCGGCTGGATAAGTTTTATCTTCGGTATTAATTTGACTATCGCCTATTACATATGCCTTTGCAATTGTTCCAAATCTAGATGGCATTGAATATACTCGAGCTATATAATCTTCTCTCGTAATTGCTCTATTTTGTGCTGCAAACGCTGCCATTGCATTTTGTCGAATCGAATCTAAATCTTGCCTTGCTCGTGCACCTATTGCAGGTTCATTATTTATAACAGCGACAGAATCTTTCGAAGTAGTCAAATCTACCAAACCAGTTTCGTTCAAATAAGTTATACTAGAAATACTTGAAATTGAATTTATTCCAACATTTTCTTCTATACCGCCTCCATATGAATATCGAATAGTTAGCGTTGTGTTTGATGGAGCAATTCCATATGTACTAGTATATAAAAAGTTTGTAGGATCGACATTGTCTGTAGTTGTACGTCTTAGATATTCTAATCCATGGCCTACATTTTTAGGATTAGGTATTATTTCTTCATCTGCATCAGAAGATACCCCAGAACCAAATAATAATTCAACTCGACTATCATCACGTAGTCTAGATGTAAATCTTCTAGCTGTTCTTTTTAATTTTAATATATAAGGCACTGTAGATCTATATTGAGCTAAGTCCGGATCATTAAATGGAATATTTGCAATATCTTCAAATATAGTATCTTGTGCTAAGTAATCTGTTTCATACCAGGTATTTCCAGCACTATCTGTACAACTAATGATATCTATCACATTAGAGTCTGGCAATATGATTTTATCATATGGCTTAGGATCTGTAAAACTAAAATCTATAGACTTAATAGTTCCGGAAATAACTTTTACTTGTTTCTTTAATAAATAACGAGCTACATTTCCAGATACATCTATCTCATAAACTGTTATCTCTGGATCTTGTGAAAAATCTAATGCTTCTTCTGTATGAAATATAATTCCATCATCTGTCGATACTTCCATACCGGAAGCTATAGTTAACGCATATTCCATATCAGGCGATGCATTTTCTCCAGTGCCTTTTGCCGGCACTAACTGAAATATATCTAACATACATGTAGCGGGGGCATTTAGTCTTGGTTTATATCCAAATAGCTGAGACAATGCTAATACGTTTGATGATTCTTCTGCAGTTGATAATAATGATTCTTTAAATGAATTATCTGTGTAATATGATAATACATCTCCAACATATGAAGACATTTCCATAAACATCATACCGGGCGATGATTCATTAAAATCTTGATATGTATTAGGAAAATAATTTTTTGCAAAGTTTATTAAATTTTGTCTAAACTGCGCAAAATCTTTATTTAAGTATTTTACATCTTTCTTAATTAAGTCTGCCATATCTTTAACCTATCTCTTTAATTCTTTAATAAGACCCTCCCAGGCCAGTGTTAAATGCCGTATTTGATCCGAAAGTTCCTACTTGTTCTAACGAAGTTTCTTCTTGTACAGAATCAATCTGTAAATTATTTTCGTTTGCTAAGATGTTAATAACTAAATTAGCACCTATAGTATCAATCCTACAATTTAATTTAACTACTAAATGGTGTCTATCAGCAGACGGAGTCACATCTAGATTAAGTAGTTTAACGTATGGTAACCAGTACTGGATATCTTCTTGCATAGTTTCTTGTAGTAAACTTCTTACATCATCTGTATTATTTTCGAATAATATAGATCTAATATTAGTTCCAAAATTAGGTTGCATATAACGTTCGCCTTTTGAAGTTAATATTAAATTCTTAAGATTAGATACAACAGCTTCATTTGTTGTATAAGACGACTCGAATACACCCTTACCTCCAGAACTCCCTGATGCATAATTTGACGATGCTGACTTTCCTTTCGCATCTTTATTAAACGGCAATAGTATTCCTAATGCTACATCTTCTTCTTCTACTGGCTTATATTGATATATTGGTCGAGCCATTTATTATATTCCTTTTTTCTTATCTATTGCTTTCATCAATGCCGAATAATCTTTTGTCATTGCATTTACTGTAGTTGCAACTGCTTCATTATTCATATCAATTCTTTCCCCATTAATTCCTTTTGTTGCTAATGGAGTATTAGAACTTTGCATACCAAACGCCTCAGCCATATCAGATCTAAAATTCATTGAATTCCATTCTTCTGGCGGAGTTGATGCTGTTTCATTTAGAATGTCGTTTAACGCAGCATTCTTTGTATACTGTTTTTTCATAACCGGTTGTTTAGGTTTCTTAGGAGTATCTAATACCTCGTGAAGATTAATATCATGTTTGTTGATATTCACTTCATTTAGTATAGGTTTTAGTTCTTTAACAATAACGTTACGAACTTCTTCCCTAATTACCTTACGTAATAACTTTACGAATCCTTGTGTTTTCATAGTAATTCCCTTTTTAATAAATATTGATACGATCAACTATTGGTTAAATAACTCGACCCGTTCCGGTAGCACTAGTTGCGCCTATTCCTGTACCTGCTTGGTTGAGTGCTGTACCAGTTGTCGCTACTACAGTATTTACCAATTGTCCTGGATCGGTAATAACTATTCCTGATCTTATATATTTGTCTATTGCAATTGATAAATCATTTGCAATCTTATTGATTGCCTCATCTTGTGGTCCAGTATTATTTTTCTGAGCTTCAAATGCTCTTTTGATATCATTATATAATGTATTTCTTTTTAGTCCTGTTGGTGGCGATCCGGGCGTCCCTTCTGGTAATGGCTTTTCCATAATTATCTCCTATTGTTTCATTTGTTTTAATGCTGTTTGTATTTTTTGTAAGTCTGGCAAAGCTGAACTCGGTCCGGTTGGTCCGGTTGGTGTTGCATATGGTTTAGCTCCTTGTGCTTGTTCAACACAAACACTTATTAGATTTTCCATTAGTGTAAAAAATTCGTCCATATCGGTTTGCCAAGATGGAGTGGCAATCTTAACATCTTTTTTAGATATCAACAGTACTTCATCTTTACGAGCATCAAATACTAATCTATCAGAGCCTATTATTACTTGTCCTGATTTATAATCATTTAATGATTTTACCGACTTACCTACTTTTCTTTGAGAGAATTTGAGTGTATTGAAATATTGAGTAGATGTAAGGTAAATAAATGATGCATCCTTTTTAGGATCTTCTATCACATAATACTTCTCACTGCTTTTACCAGTAACAGATCCTAATACGCCGCATGTGATAGAAACAAATGGATCGCCGGCTTTATCACCCTTCCAAAAAGGCGCTTCTAGATATTTATCCAAATCTTTTTTATGTGTCGACGAAAATCGCAATATGCTACCAAATCGATCGAGATAATTCATATCTCCCTGGAATGGTTGAATGAAAACAATATCCTTTTCTGTAAAACTAATTTGTTCTGGACGTTTT